AACATGAGGCAGAGTACGTCTCTTGGTCTCAGTAATAACTGTACCATCTTTGCCGGTAGTCTTCATTGTGTAAGTGGCAATAATATCAGTATAGATTGGTGCTGCATACGTCATATTTCTAAGACGGGCATCATTAGGATACATGGGTGTTACAGCACCGTTATTTTCGAAAATTGTGGGTTTACGGATTTGGACATTGGCAAATTCTACACAGACCTCTACTTCGCGTGGCGGAGTGTCAGAGATAACAGGAGTCTTATCTTCTGCTCCTTCTATGGATACACGAATAGCTGTACCGGCTGTACCCGCAGCAGCTCTGGTTGTACCGGTAAGATTCAAGTCAGGAGAACCACTGACTTTGATGGGACAAGACCTTAGAATACTTTGAGAAACTTCGGCGGTCATGAAATGATTAAACGAGGAAATCTGATGATAAACAATTTGTCGTTTATCATGTTGATTGAAGTACAATTCTAACAAATTACGATATATATTTGTGGCCATTATTCGTGATAACCTTAAATCTGGACCGGTCAACTTTGTGTTATTTTCATGGAGTTAAATAGGTTATGCCTGAAGATGTTAAAGAAGTTACAATGGATACTGTGTCGACTGGTAAGAAACGAAGGAGACGGACTCGTAAGACTGACACTAATACGGCTGTCGTAGAAAAAGATAAGACTGAGCCTAAGGTTGAGTCTGAGTCTGAGTCTGTTCTGGATAAAAAAGTAAAACAAATACCTGTCAAAGTTGTATTGGCCCCGGCAAAACCCAAGATTCTTCTGGTTCCAAAAACAAAAATAGCCAAACCCGTTATTCGTAAAACATTCCGAGCAAAACGTATTCAAATGGTTATTGATAATTCTCCAAAAACCCAGACTAGACGTCGCAAAGTTCTAACAGATATTGATACTATGACGGATGAACAAGTCCGTGCTACTGCTGTAGCATCTAAAATTTATACCAAAGAAGCAGCTGCTAAACTCCCTGTATCCTTGTTAAAAATGTTGATGAAAGATGTTAGAATGATGAAAGGGCAACTTGTATAAGTATAAAAATGACATATATCATGACATAATATGTCATAATCAATATGGGTGCCAATGTTTCTATAGAAGACTGCGTAGACTTGAAAGATCTGCCGGTAGATATCTACGAGTCAATTGTATCCGAGTCATATACTGTACAACGGACTCCTAAGTCAGGAGAACTATATGCAAAAGAGGAAACAGGTTGGAAAATTCCACGTGAACCAATAAATTCATGGAGTGGCTGGGAGTGCTCGCATGCTACCAATAAATTTCTCGGATCTGATAATAAAAGGCGGTGGAAATATTACATGGAAAGTGGACTTCCAAAAGATCATGTTGATTACGTATTTGGCTGGCGGGCCTGTGAAAATGGTAAACGTACATTCTGGCCCACTAGACTCAAGACACAGGAGGAGCGAGAGGCCTGGTGGACCTGGTTGGATTCGCACGTGACCACACTAAAAACACACAGGGAACAAACAGAGGCCCAACTTAAACGGAACGTATACTAATATAAGAAGATGTCTGGTAAAATAAAACCAATGTATAATAAATATTTTGATGTATGGACCACTTATGTAGAAAAATACGGACCTAGGGTAGCCGTACTCTATCAAGTCGGCGGATTCTTCGAAATCTATGATATCGAGAATCTGACAACAGGAGTTACTCGGTCTAACATTCGGATACTAGCAGATGTATGTCAACTCAGTCTTTCTACTGCACCGGTCTCAAAAGATGAACAATCACTTTTTGGTGGATTCCCAGAACATGCACTAGCCAAGTACGAAAAAATTCTGGTCAGTGCCGGATTCACTGTTGTTGTTATTACTCAAAATAAGAGTAGTACCGGTTCTGTAGAATCTCGTACTGTCGAACATATTTCAAGTCCAGGTCTGTATGTTGAAAATAAAGATCGGTGTCTTATTGGTCTTGTTATTGAAAACCGGTACTGGGCTGCAGCTGCATTTGATGCATCTACAGGTTTATTCCGTGTAGTAGAAGGTGCTGACCGTGACAGACTTCAGCAATTCTTATGTGCCTATCCTCCATCAGAACTTGTGATTTGGACAGACGGCACTTCGCTCATTGATACCTTAAAATCTCTGTGTAGTCTCGTACATGTACGTTGTCTGGGACCGGCATCTGTTGCATTAGAAGAGGCCTGTCTTGCAGAATACTGGTCTAAACAGGCACTTTCCAACCTACATCGATTACCGCAGGCCCGCCGGTGTCTATCTAATCTAATGGAGTTTGCAAAAGAACACGTGCCATCTCTTCTGAAAAATCTGGCAGAACCATTTGTATGGTTACCAACGGATGAAGTCCGTCTAGGTAATTCTGCACTTGAACAACTAGGTATTTTATATAGTCAAAATCAAAATCAAAGTCAAAAACAAGGTCTGTTAGACTTAATGGACACTTGTCGGTCAGCTGCGGGTAAACGTCTACTACGAGCACGTCTTATTCGACCTATTACAGATATTGGTGAACTCCGAACACGGATTGATGCATACCGGTTTACAGGACGCGATGAAACAGAACGACATCTGCGAAGTCTTTATGATACATCGCGTCTATTTCGACGAGTAGAACTCGGTACCGCAACAATTAGTGACATGGCATGTCTTCTGCGATCATACCAGGCTTCGCATGCTCTGTTTCAAATCTGGTCCGTTGAATCCACTATAGAGACTATACTCGAGCCATGGAATCTGGATATGTTAGGCCGTATAGATAACATAATACCTCTGGAAATACCTCTTAAGGCTCCTGCTCATGTTACTGACACTCTTGCAATAGGACAGAAGATCTTGGCAGAGGCTAACACAATGTGTTTTTCTAAGCTATGCGTGGATACGTCTGAAGGTCTTCGAATTGTTGGAAACAAACGAAATGTATCTGCTATTTATGCAGGTATCAAAGACAATGGACTAGAAGCATCTATGATACAATATAAGACACTATGGTGTCTTGAAACGCCCGAAATACTCGATATTTCTAGACAGTATCAGGCCTGGTTTTCTACATGGATAGTAGTTTGGACCACATTCTGGTCTCAGACACTTGCATCTTTTGCTATTGGTCGAGAAATCCACGACAAAATAGAATATGAGTCGGCAAACATTGACATGATCTGGTCTATTAAAAAGCTACAATGGACTTTACCTGAATATGTGGAATCTGAGACATCATGGTTATCTGCTACTGAAATTCGGCATCCCATGATTGAACGAATTAATACCAAAGTTCCTTATGTAAAACAGAGTATTGAATTAAAAGAACAAAGTCTCTTATTATTTGGTCTTAATGCAAGTGGAAAATCCAGTCTGATGAAAGCCGTCGGTCTTAGTACAATGTTAGCCCAGTGTGGTTTTCCAGTACCGGCTACTACATTTACTCTTGCACCGTTTACAGCTATTTTTACTCGAATTCTAAATAATGATAATATATGGGCGGGTCTATCATCATTTGCTGTAGAAATGACGGAATTTCGTGAAGTACTTCAACATGCCGATGCTCGTACTCTGGTTCTAGGTGATGAACTATGTTCTGGAACGGAAACATTGTCAGCAACGGCAATTGTGGCAGCTGGCCTAGAAACATTAGTAGGTCGCGGATCCAAATTTTTGTTTGCAACTCATCTGCATGAACTGGGTTCAATGACAATACCAGGAGTACGAATTGCCCATCTTGCAGTACATTATGATGAAAAATCGGGTGTCTTAGTGTATGATCGAAACTTACGAGAAGGTTCAGGATCAGCTCTGTATGGCCTAGAAGTGTGTCGTGCTCTTGATATGCCACCTGCATTTTTAGAGCTTGCACATACTATCCGGAAAAAATTATCATCTAAGACACCTCATCTTTCACCGTATTCCCGTGATTCAGTAGTATCTGCTTGTGAAGTGTGTGGTTCTATAAAAGATCTTGAGACACATCATATACAACACCAGGCCACATTTAAGGGTCCATCTGAAGAGCTACACAAGGCAAGTAATTTAACTACACTGTGTTCTATATGTCATGATGCCCATCATGCGGGAACATTAATAATTAAGGGTTGGGAAGAGACGTCGGCCGGTAGACGTTTAATATGGTCTCGTATTTCTCAAGATACAAGTCTTGATCCGGAACTAACTGCGTTTATTCGATTGGAGCGCAGACTAAAACGGCCTATTGCAACTATACAGCGTGTTGTAGAACAACAATACGGTGTTAAGCTGAGTATATTACAAATTAAATCGGTCTAGATAGATGTCCAGTGAAATCACACTTAATCCGCTTAATGGTCTAGTAGTTCCATCACGACGTAAAAAAGTACCCAGACCTAAATGGATGTGTAGGCATGCTAATGCGGTTTTAATAGACAGAGAAAACTGCATATATAGATGTGATGACTGTAATCCTTCAGTAGGTACTATTACTGTCATTCCATATGTATCGACCAAGCCCCGTACACCAAAAAAGGTAACTATTTCACCGTCATCATCTTTAACAAATCTTAATGATGTTAAGACTCCAAAATCTTCGGAGCAGACAAAACCAGAATCTTTTCCTCCAGAGCAGTAATCTGGGCCTGCAAAGTCTTGATTATTGTTGTATGCTCAGCAGCAGTTAATGCTACCTCCGTAACCGTTTTCTTCATAGTATCCATATCGCGCAGTGCTTCGTCGGCCTTTTTACGTCCTCCCGTCTGAGTATTTATACCGCGATTAAATAAGACAGAAGACATTCTATCTGCTCGGATGATATATTTCCAATGGTGTAAACGCGCCTAATAAATTTGACTAAGCGATAAAAAGATATAGGGTCAATAGATGATTATTCCGATTCGTTGTATGAATTGCGGCAAACTTCTGGCCGATAAATGGTTATATTATCAGAGACGTTTAAAAGAACTTCAGGGAGATTCTTATGGAAAACGGACCTATTTCGATGGGACAAATATCCCCGACACGGCTGAAAAAAAGGTCTTAGATGAGATTCAATTAACCAGATATTGTTGTAGAAAAGTCTTACTAACCCATGTTGACCTTGTTGACAAATTATAGCCACTACATGTAGTATGGAGTCACTTTTCACGTTATTTTTGTTATTTATTGCTGTCCTAACAGCCCTTCTAACATATCTGGTTATACCATACGTTCCGGTAATGGCTTTAACCATGGCCTCTGCCGTAGCACTTGTAGTATTCATCTGGTGGCATTGGACCCAGTTTTCTGTAGAGTACCGTCTGAGTACATGGCAAGAGATTCTCCGAAACTATGCTAGCTATGTTCTATTACTCTTAGCAATCTTAGTTTCATATGGCTTTTATGTCTTTGTGTGGGTATCAAATGGTGGAAATGTAGAGGCAGCCTTTACTAAATTACAGACTAATATATCTAATGGACTCAGCCGAGGTGTATCATCTGCTACCCGGTCATTGTCTTCGTTAACATCTGAGCCGCGTACCAATCTAAGACTTGAATAAATTTATTACTATAATGTAATGAATGTTACGCGTAAGAGAGGTCGCGGACCGGCATTGATGACTGTAGATAGTTTACATGCATCATTTCAGAAAATTGATACTAAAGTTCGACACATGATTGAAAAAGGCTGCACAGATTCAGCATTAAATCAGTGTATTAGTCGTCTATGGATGCAACACTTTCATCATCAACTGTCAAAGGCTGCTACCAAGGGAATGATTATGCATTATAGATCTCTGTATAAGTCTAGAAAGACACGTAAACAGAAGGGAGGAATGGCTCCTTTAGACTACTCTGGAGGTCAAGGTACAACCGAAATCTATGGCCGGTTTCCTGTAGCAGAGGGTTCATCTTCCAAATTTGTTCATGCTCTTGGTTCCCCAGCGGGCCATGGAACGTTTGAGAGCTCTATTGGCAAGACATGTACTAGACAACAGGGTGGTGGTATCTTAGACACAGCATCGGCTTATATTGGACAAAATGGTATGGTTGCATCTGCGGGTATGGGTCATCCTGTACAATCTATACCGGAAAATATAATTCAAAATAGTATTAATGCCGGTCAGGGCAGACCTTCTGCATCAAACCCTGATCCAACTGCTCCTATCTGGAGTCGCAATATTTTTATGCCTAAAACATTTGATGCAGCTGCACTTCAGAAATTTGATATGTCTCCCGTATATAAATATTAAGTATAATAATCAATTCATGTCTTATCTATTGGAGCTAAGACACTCGTTGATCCTATTATTCAAAAAACTACCACAAACAATAGGGGAATGAACGACGGCCTAACGGTTTTACAGCGATATTTCGAGCAAGATTCCGTTCTTACCCGGCATCACATCGACAGTTATGAACAATGCGTGTTCAATGAGATTCCGACTATTATCTACACTGCAAATCCAATAGTATTTCTAAAAGGATCTTTGGCGGAGGGTATTTTCGCATATCGTGTAGAAATTTTTATAGGCGGTGATGTTCCCAAACCGGAACAACTTGCTCTTACAGTATCACCTCCTATTGTAGTTCTTGATGGTGGTCGCACTGTAAGACGCATGTTTCCTAACGAGGCCCGGCTCCGGAATCAAACATATTACTGTCAGTTTAGTGCCGATATTCTGATTCGTGTTACATTTACTCGAAAAGAAGGTGAACAATTCATTTCTGAAGTTAAGACTGCACCTATTGTTAAAGGATTTCCACTGTTCCGTTTACCAATCCTACTCCGTTCTCGTTTATGTGCTACTGCTGCTGCAGATCCAATAACACTACATGAGATGGGAGAATGTTACAATGACTATGGCGGTTATTTTGTTATTGGCGGTGCAGAAAAGGTCTTGATTACACGCGAAGAACAGGCGTTTAATTCATTATATGTTACCAAGATGCCTGAGGGAAATGATAATCTAGCCTATGCATCTGTAGTTTCTCTGCATCCAGAAACAAAACAGACTCGGCGTGTAGCACTGTTTATCTTAAAAACCGGTGAAATTCGTGTAGCTATTCCAATGGTTCGCGGTGCATTTCCTATTTTTATTTTGTTCCGAGCACTTGGTATAGAAACCGACGAAGAAATTGTCCGTTTTATTTATCCTGAGCATTCATCTCTAGAAGAAAATCTGGTTCCTTCGATACACGATGCATATCCTATTCTGAATCGGTTTCTAGCAATAAAATACATTATGTCGCTTACAAAGGGTTCTACAGAGGCTAATGTTCTTGATATTCTCCAAAATTTGTTATTACCCCATGTACCCGATGAACCCCAGGCTCGTGGTCTCTATCTAGCTGAGATGGCCCGCGAAGCATTGGCCGCGGCAGCCGAACTTCGTCCAAATACAAATCGTGATGATATGCGGAATCAGCGATTTTTGACAACGGGTACTTTGGTCCGTGAATTATTCAATGGATGTTGGAAAGATTGGCGGGCAGAAGTGAATCTCACTATAGATCGCACGTATCGTCGAAATGAACAGCTGTACCAGGGTGAGAATGTATTTGACTTATTTACAGATAGTAATCTGGTCACAATGTTCCAGCCGGCTACACTAAATACATTAATCATGCGTGGATTCAAAGGACGGTGGGGTACAAATGAGCGAAACGAGAAAAAGGGTGTATTGCAACCTCTGGCTCGTATTTCATATCTTGATGCTACCTCGCATACGCGCAGGGTTGTATCTGATTTTGATACTGGATCAAAGGCTACTGGACCTCGTAAACTTCACACTAGCCAAGTCGGATATTTCTGTACATCAGAGACACCTACTGGCTCTCACATCGGAGTAACCAAGAATATGTCAATAATGACCCGTTTCTCCTTTTCTATGTCATCTACCAAACCGGTCTATGATTGGTTGCAACTCAAGGGCGGTATGATTCCCGTAGCATCTACGACGGCTTCTCTGCGTGCAAGCGCTGCAACCGTGCAAATCAATGGAGGTACTGTAGGATTTACACTAGATCCGCAAGGTCTAACACGAGTTCTTAAGCTCATGAAATGGACGTGTTGTCTACCTCCGACTGCATCTATATCATTCAATACTCTGGATAAGACTGTCCGTATTTATCTGGATGAAGGTCGCCCAATTCGACCTCTATGGCTAGTTACGCCCGATTTTGTAACCAAAATTTCTGCTCTTGCTGATCAACCGTGGGCCACATTAGTCTTTGGTACTCTACCTGCTACAGCAAATTCAGGACTAACCAGTGTTAGATTCTTAGATCCTCTTGGTTCAGGTGCCACGTTTGCAGAGTATGAGACGGCTCTGGCTCCTTATATTGCATCTATTGAATACTGTGATCCAATGGAAGTAAACGAGGCTTTTGTAGCATGGAAACCCGAAATGGTGGAAGATCATACCCATTGTGAACTCCATCCTAGTACACTTCAGGGCCTTTTGGCATCGATGATTCCATATTCCAATCATAATCAGGCTCCTCGTAATCAGCTTTCAGGATCTCAGTCAAAACAAGGTATTGGCTACATGGCTACAAATATTGAATCTCGCTACGATACATATGCACATCAACTCTGTTATGGAGAGGCACCTATATGTCAGACCTTGTATTATGGTGCCATTGGTAACGGTGAAATGGCATATGGATTCAATTGTATCATTGCTGCAACATCTGAGACGGGATATAATCAGGATGACGGTCTCATTATTAATCGGGACTCAGTGGCTCGTGGAATGTTCCAAAGTCTCGCCTTTCGTACCTATGATTGTGCAGAAGAGCTTGATACAATGACCAAGGTACACAGTCATATTGCTAATCCTGTAGCAGTTCCATCGTGGACTTCTCTCAAACCGGGTCTCGATTATTCTAAGCTTGATGAGCGTGGAATAATTCGCGAAGGAACTGTTATATCGGATTCAACGGTCTTAGTTGGGCGCTACATGGTTGTACCTGATACGCGTGATATCAAAGATGCATCCGTAACAGCGGGTCTATATACTAAAGGACGCGTGGATTCTGTAGTAATCTTACATCAGAATGATGGTCGTCTTCTGGTAAAAGTCCGTATTATTGAAATGCGTGTACCGGGCCTAGGTGATAAATTCTCGTCGCGCCATGGACAAAAAGGTACAATTGGTATGTTAGTTCCTGCGGCCGATCTTCCAAGAACCAAGGATGGTCTAGTACCAGATGTGATGGTAAATCCAGGTGGCCTAATTTCGCGTATGACAGTTGCCCAGCTCATAGAAATGGTAGCAGGGAAGTCGGCAGTCATGTCAGGAGCCACTATGAATGCAACGGCCTTTTGCAATAATGGTGACTTTGTCCGTGAACTGGGTGATACTCTTCAAGGTATGGGTGCAGAAAGAGCCGGCAATGAGATTCTATATTCTGGTATTACAGGTCATCAAGTTCAGACCGAGATTTTTATGTGCCCGCTGTATTTTATGCGTCTCAAGCATTTGACCGAGGACAAAGTAAATTCACGCAGTGCAGGTCGGCGCGAGATGCGAACTCATCAGCCAACGGGTGGACGTGCAAACGAGGGTGGTCTCCGTGTAGGTGAAATGGAACGCGACTCACTCTGTGCTCATGGTATTTCTACATTTTTACAGGAATCCATGATGAAACGTGGTGATGCTACTGATTTCTGGATATGTAATGGCTGTGGTCGTATTCCTATTTATAATGAGGGTGATAAACTATTTGTGTGTACTACATGTGATGGTCCGGTGACATTTAATTCTTCTATGACTATGCAATTACCGACCAAACAGAGTCGTGTAACATTTTCAAAGATTGCTATGCCATATGCTATGAAACTATTAGACCAGGAACTTACTACATTTGCAAATACGGGATTCCGATTTGTTACTGAAAGTTCTTTAGGTCGCCTGAAAGAGATCGGCTGGGATTGGCCCACTTTAGATATTAATTTCAAGGCGGAAGAATTGACTACTGTGGCTGAACCGATAGATGCAGAAGGACTCAAGACGGCCATAGAAGCTACTAAGAAACCTAAGAGAGTTGAAACAAAGGCTCCTGTAGCAGAGGCTCCTGTAGTTAGAGACGTTGTTGAATTCTCAGCTAGCATAGAAAATGAATACAAGGATTTTTCTAACTTGGCAATGGTCTCATTCAATATGCCGGTAACCCAGCTCCCTAATCCTGATGGTTCTCAGAATCCTCAACTAGAAAACAATGCATGGCCATCTGTTGAACATTATTATCAGGCCATGAAGTTTCCTTCGGAACCGGCTTTTCAAGAAGAAATTCGAATTAGTCAAAATGCTAAGAAATTGGGTATGGCACCGGGTCATGCTCTTCGTGGTGACTGGGAACAAATCAAAGATCGTGTGATGAAGTCGGCAATGGTTGAAAAATTTAAGCAGAATCCAAGTCTGTTAGCTCTTCTTCATAGCACTGGAACTAAACCATTGGTATTTGTTTCTAAGATGGATATGTATCTTGGCCGTGCAGGCACTAAAGGTCTCAATCGTCTTGGTGCTTTTCTAGAAGAAGTGAGAACGGAGTTAAAGGATGAGAGGCCTGATATTATGGCTATTCAAGGTACTGTAGAACCAGAAGTAGTAGAAGAAGTTAAACATGCTGAAGATCTTGTAAAATTGGCTACTATACCTGAAACAACAGAAACATCTACAAATCAAAATCAAAAAGGTGGTGTATATCTTTTTATTAATTCAGCTGTGCCACCCCAGAGTATTGAACCAAGAGCTAAACATGCTAGACATTCAGGACCACGGAGATCTATATCGTGGGCTTCTACGCCAAGTCAGACTGGTGGTGACAATCAATTAACAACAGAGTCGTCATTAACTACCGAAGTCAAAGTAGAAAAATTAGGTTAAACGCCTAGTCTTTCGTTTCTTTCGGCCTCCCTTCTGTGCATCCATCAGTTTAATAAATGACTCTAATGCTTCCTGTACATTTATATCCGAAGATATACCTTCATTTATATATTTAACCCGTATCTTTTCTACATTTTGTTTAAGAGTAGAGTCTGTAAATAGATAAGTACACATGTTAAAAAAACCAGTCTGATCTCCTAAACTTCTTTTTAAAAAATTTCTATTACGAAGTGGATTGAATCGAGGTCCAGAATTATACATGTCAGAAGTTTTACCCGCTTTGTCAAAATCTATTATCTTTATAGTATCACCTATAACTAATACATTTCCATTATGCATATCTCCATGAGATAATCCATGTTTTGATAGAATTAGTAATCCAATTGCTATTTCTTTGAGAACTTTGTATAATTGTTTTTTTTCTGGATTACTATTAAAAAAATCAATTAGTTCTATACCAGTAATATATGGCATCTGTAAATAAGTATAAACATAATCACCAAGAACAAAAGAACTTCCTGTAACACTTGGAATAAAATATTTCATTTCATCTTCTGACAATACAGAATACAAATGTTTATAATACTCTAATTCTATGTTTAATCTCTGTGATGCATATGCACCATTTGTAATTTTTACTATAGTCTCACCAACTTTATAAATAAAAAGTTTTTCATCCAAAGATGTATTTTCATTAATATATTCGGGTTCTATATGAAAATAAGATATTATAACATCTGCAATGTCAGGCTCTTTTTTTAGTTTAAGTGAAAGCATCTACTTATAAAGGTCTAAATTTGTAAACTTGACCACAGTCATCTTTCTCTTTTATAAGATTAGAATGGAGCCTAACACAGCAGATATCTTAATACGGTCGCGTCATACAATCCTAGACATCCTAGAAGACCGCGGCTATGATGTCACTCCGTATAGGAATATTTCCCCGGACCAAATTCTAGTCTTGGCCGAGGGACATCCACGAGCTCTTGATATCTTTGTAAACAAAAAAGAGGGCTCTAATGCTACCTGTGAACGGGCCGTAGTTGTCTATCAACTTCAGGATCGTATTCGTACACGTATCGATACCTTTGTCCGAGATCTATACGATGTTCCTATTGATAAATCACCTAGTAGCAAAATCACAAAGGCAGATGATGTCATAATTATTCTAAATGAGCCATATAATGAGATATTTGATAAGACTGCACTTCAACAATGGCAGGGCCAGAAATCTCGTATGACCTTCTTTCATATTAAACAGATAGTTGTGCACTTGGGTCGCCATGAAATGGTTCCACCGCATCGTAAACTGAGCGAGACAGAGGCTACTGAGCTCATGGAATCATTGCATGTAACACAGAAGAGTCATTTTCCTCTAATCAAACATCATGATATCCAGGCCCGAATCTTAGGTCTTGTACCAGGCGATTTCGTAGAAATTCTCCGCCCCAGCCCTACGGCCGGTATTGTAAAATTTCGTAGAATCTGTGCTGCATAAGATAGAGACATGGTACTAGATCTAGTTAAGATGAATGCCGATTATACGGTGGCCTATGATGCATGGATTTCTGCTGTTGTTGCTGCAGGACTCGATCCAACAAAGGCATCTGCTGTTGGACCTGCTAAGACTGCTGTGGATTCAGTTCTAGCTAAATGGCGCAAAGAAGTACGTAGTCTGTCAGATAGTATTACAAATGATTCAAATACATTAGATGAATTGTCACGATTATCATCGCAGGTAGCTACGGAACGGGATAATCTCCGACAATTAATATCTAAACAGGGTACTCGTATTCAACAAGTGGGTTCTGTTAATCCTAAAGTTACTGCATCACCCTATGTTAATATTATTGGCCTGCGCCGTAATTTTAGACAGTCTACCAAAGTTGGATTAATCATAGCATCTGGTGTCTTTGGTTTTCTAGCTCTTGGTCTTTTAGGATATATTGGATACAAAGCTATACCCACACAGTCTACGTAAAATTATTCTAATAGTGTAGAGAATGGGACAAATTTTTTCTACTCCAATACCTGCACTACCTAGTTTTACTGTCCAAGGATCAGCTACTTTGCCTATGAATAAGACACCGGTGCTAGATGGTGTTTCCGGTCTTCACTATTCGGGTCAGACATACATGAATAATGTTCCTACAATGTCTGCCAGTATTTGCTCAACTACTATAACCTATACTGATCCTAAACTTAGAACACCCTTTCCTCTTGGAGTAGCACCTATGCCAAATAATCTTAGCATTGATCCAACAACGAATAGGATTTCTACGGCAGCGATTCAAGGATATGTTCAGCAGTTACAGGAAAGTGGGCGTGTCCCAAGAGAAGTAGGTACTATTACTGAACAAATTGCAGCCGATAAATTATTTTATGCCAATGTTCAGACTGAATATTGTTATTACGAGGCACGGTATATTGCTTCTCTTGCCCAGTTTATTACGGAAGTTTCTAATAATAATGCAACACCAACTTCTGGTCAGGCTGCATTAAATGATACTATAGCATTTAACAAGGCCCTGAATACTCTGTTAGAAATTATTAACTATGTTGGAAATGACCGAGCACAAAAAGTAAATAATCGTAACTCTGAAATTAATTCTGCAAATCAAAAAATTAATGATAGACTAGCTGAACTTCAGGCCCAGCAAGCGTTTTTAAATTCTTCTGATGTACGTCTTCAGACTCAAAGTGAGATGATGCGTTATTCAAAAGAAAAGAATTCGGCTATGAATATCCAAATCATGTTTTTTGTTGCATTAAATGTAGTGGCTTTGGGAACTGTATTTATGGTATATAAAAATGTAAGACCTTCTAGCTAAGATAATTTGATAATCTTATTATAGAGATGACCGATCTGATTTCGAAAGATATAGTGGATCTGCAGGATATTGAAAAAGTTCAGTTCTTGCAGAGTCTACAGGCCGATCCGGCAAAGTATTCACAGTACGTTCAAGGGAAGTCCGATGCAATTAAAAAAGAACTCTTAGATGCTAAGAGAGCTTCTTTTACAAAGACCTCTGGAGATATGGCCCGATTCATGGATATGGACAATAATAGCAAGGCCACGGTTTTACGCTCCGGTCAATTAAAGGCATCACAGGACCATATTTTTTCTGAACAGGGGCGTATTATTAATTCTAAGAAATCTAATGAAGATTTAACCCGGCGCCAAGTCGAGATTAATGAATGGTATTATGAAAATAAACGGGAGACGCTGTTTGTTCTCCAGCTTATTTTATTAACGGCACTAACCGTTGTAGTCATTATGTATCTAAAGGCTAATGGATGGATAGGTGAAAAGGCAGCGGACTATGTATTATTATTTATAATACTTGTGGCGGGTGCAACCTGGTTATATCGTTGGTACTATACTACTTATATCCGTGATAGACGGTACTGGAACAGCAGATCCTTTGAGCAGGGGGCTGTCCCTGAACCTGCTCCTAAGTGCGATAAAGAATCTTAAATATAAGTATGTAATTAGGGAATATGGGATTTCAAGAAGATTTTATGCGCCAATTTGCAAAAACACAAGCGGCATTAATGCCCCAAAAACCAGCATGCGACGATGCAGCAGTTAATGCTGCTAAGACTGCTTTAGAAACAGAAACAGCTAAATATTTGAAATGTTTACCTAGTACTGAATCTAGGAGTAAAACATTACAAACAGTAAACCAACAGAATTCGGCCTATGCAATAGAAGTAGACCAATTAAATTATTTATCAAAAACACTTATGACAAAAATAACGGATTCAAGTGGAGATCCTTCTGTACTTCAGACTGTAATAAATGATGCAATACAGGACTTACAGAATCAACAGGAAGTTATTAAACATGATATCAGAAAAGAGCAACGACTATTTACGGATTCTAATATTCAACAGAGTCCGGCTGTAGCTGGTTTATATTACACACAGGTTCCTGATAATAAGATTTTAATAGCATTTATGTCTTGTTTTGGTGCATTCTTACTTTTTATAGGACTCATGATAATCTTTGGACTAAGTCCTATTGACTATTTTACGAATATGTTGATGGGAGAAAGACTTATGACAGTTGGTTTAATGTGGTCAGTTTCACTCATATTTACGTATATTTTTTTCTTTGCATTTACATAATATGTCGACACAAAAACAAGCTTCTGTTTTGGCCCAAGTCTTAGCTGCCCCGCCTACGCTAAACTTATCTTATAACCAGATGACAGAGGCCAAGAAGATATGCAAGTGTCCTACAGTGAATCAGTATACGAATTATGAATCGTATATGAGAGCCAAAAAAGCTAGGATTGTAGGGTGCTGTTGTACTGGTACTAATGCTAATCTGTATAATATTTATGGGCCTTGTTAAGGGGGCATCCTGCCCCCTCGGACCCCCTGGTTTTAACGACAGGCATCCTGTCCTTACTAGGTTTGATCGTAGTTACCCCTCGGACCCCCTGGTTTTAACGACAGGCATCCTGTCCTTACTAGGTTTGATCGTAGTTACCCCTCGGACCCCCTGGTTTAACGACAGGCATCCTGCCCTTACAAATAATTACCAGAAATGTCCTCATCCTCCATCATAATCCTTACACCCACAAAGATCTTTCCACCATCTGTAGAACCATAGACATCCGACAATTTTTGGAGAAGAGCCGGTTTAGTCATAATTTTCTTACCAGGATTGTATTTATTCCATTCCTTGTAACGAATCAACGCATCATTTGCCCGCATCTCGGCCCCAGACTCCTTTACCAGACAATCTTGGCAGAACGCAGCAAATGCATCATTCTCCTCCTTGTATTTCTTGGATGCCGCCATAACCTGTTCTGGCTCTTTGAGACCACCTCTCAGATAACGGTTCTCATAATACCAGACCAGAATGGATGCAAAGTACGGACGCCACTTAGCAATCTTACTGTCTAACATAAGATCCTTGTGATACACATGATTGACCGCATCTGTAGATGCATCCAGGTCAACAAATTTAGAAATATGCGGAATCACACGGAGCCTGCGCCATGTACCGCCATCTGTTGATGAAACCGGTGGCAGATCATTGCATAGCATAAAGATACGGGCCATAATCACAAACTGGTCCTGGTCTTGGAAAAGTGCACGGGCCTTTACCACGTCTTCGCCAGACAATTGTTTCATCGATGCCGTATTAATCTTCTCACCCTCATCCGGCTCAGACATAGATACAAATCGTTTGCACTTGAGAACTACAAGATCCGGATTAGCAGCCCCCGAATCTGGTCGTTTCCTAGTAATTGCAGTCGTACCCATAGATTCCTGATACTCACCAAAGGTCTTGCTCATAAGCTCTACAATCTTGGACTTGCCATTAGAGCCGAGACCTGTTAGAATATAGAACTTCTGTTCACGATTTGCACCTTCAAGACACGCTGCAAAGAGTGTGAGACAGTACTCGCGCAGAACAGGATCTGGATAAATCTTTTTAAGAAATGTCATAATTTCGAGATACTCGAGCGGTTGATTCTGGCCTCCTGGATTGTATGCAAGACTACCTTCAAGATATGGAATGGCATCGAGACCAACCATTCCACGACCCATCTGGAATGAAATGCAATCATCAGGCTGACCTGGACGGAAATGAACATGCTCACCATCTTCGCCCGCATGACGGAGTTCGAGAACCCCATTACTGAAGCCGACCATTGTCGGATTTTGATTCATGTGCTGTAGAAAGTCCTCATCATAGAACTTCTCAGTAATCTCTTTCATGACACAGTCCTTAAAACCACTAGTATGCAGAGATGATTCAAGCTTATTTAGTTTTTTCAGTTTTTCATCTAGACGGTCGCGTTCCTCTTGTTCAGTTGCCTGTGTTATCTTACTGCGTACATCACTACCAGCCTTCAAATATTGATCACGTACCTGATTACTTAGACGCTCACGAAGTTTCATAGCAGACTTGAGATTTTTCCAAGTATGGCCGGCATACTGATACCAGTCCATAGATGCAGCCGTTGCACCCTTCCTAAGAGGAGTACACCGAAACTCGTGTTGATACATATCTAGAATAAGGTCTGCTACACCAACATGTGTCCCTGAACATGTCATGAGTGCAAATTCAATATGGGCCTTGTCCATGATTTTTGTATATTTATCACTATTATCCTCTTTGGCATAATGATGAACAGTAGCAATTGATAGTGGTTTTACACCACGCTGGAGTGCGGCAGCCTCTGAAGGAAGTGACAGCCATTTATTCCTATATGAGGCCTCGGAATCACCCTGATACTTCGGAACCTTGCGACTCAAGGACATCCATACCTTGAAAGATTCTTCTGTATTCGTAATGTTATGCAGAAGCAGACCTGTCCTGACCCATTCATGATAGGAACCCACACGTTTCTCAGCATTGAAACATTCATCAATTAACTTGTATGCAAGTTTGATCTCAGCCTGAGGCGGATCACATCGTACAGACAGACCAGAGACCTGTACCATGTCATCTTGAAGGGCTAGTGGAGGTACTGAACCACCAGTCTGACCTGCAAGAACTGGAGTCTTGGTCTTTACCCATTCTTTTCCCTTGCCGTACCGTTGTAAGAGTTGGACCCATTCAGCCTCGGACTCCTCTTTCATGGTAAGACCAGTAGGATTATCATGGCCATGGCGAATACTCAGAAGTTTAATCAGCTCCTGTGTAGACCACTGAGAAATATCTTGATTCTCCATATTCTCAAAGACCGCCTCCAACTTATAATATGTCTTATTTGGCTTGGATGCACCATATAAGAACCAATTATTATCCTTGATTACAGACTTGTCAAGACACTTGGCGGCCTCCTCTACATTTCCCGTTGGTCCGAAGATCCGTTCAATGACACCGTGCTGTAATAGATATCCGCGAATAGCAAATTGAATATCGGGGCTAGTCGTAATGTTAGGACACATAATATGCACCCCATCCTTGTGTTGGTCGTGTGCAGTATCTGCTTCTGGACCCGGTTTGAGCATAACAAAGTACTGGAGAGGCTCAGGTGCCTCGAAGAACTTGTTGAATGCATTGTCATAGACTTTTATAAAATCTTTGACATGATCCATTGTAAATCGACGGCTCAGAGGTCCACCTGATGGATAGCGAAAGTCAAGATCTATCAAGATTGGACTGAGAGGCTTGTGTTTTTCAAGAAGTGAACATGCACGACCATTAGTAAAGATATGAGTATTTACGAGACTCAGGAATCCATCATACTCATCTTCGGGAACGTTATACTTACCGGCCCAGCTATTTGTAGTAGATGGAAGCCCAGTTAGATTCCAATCTGATAATTTTGTTTGACACACATCCATGTATTGTCTAAGATTAGGAGTAGTCATTACTGTACTATTCTATTACACGGGTTTAACAGGGTCAAATTTTTGGCTATCAAAAAGAATCAAGAGTTAATATATCCAATACAGATGATAACAGAAGATATTAATAATGTTAATGTTAGAGATATACCTAACATGAACATTACAGAAAATACATCCAAATACGGAGTATAAAACATTCCAACAAGTCCACCTATTAATAGGCTGAGCCCAATTAACCATATTAGAACTACGATACTTCTAAAGGAACATGTTTTCCATGATTCTTTAAAGGTATTATAATCTTTCTTAAACATTGTATAGTATACACTATTTACTTGCTAGGTAAACTTTTTCAAGCTCTGTTAATTTATTAGATATATCTATGAATTTACCTACCATGTTATGTTGATCATGCGCCTCAGGATTAAATGTTCCATCTTGATTTAATATCTTATGTTCTTTTAAATATAAATTCATACGTAAAAATATTTTTTGTAATTTATTATATTCTTTATTAATTGGTAGACTATAATTATGTAGTAATGAAGATGCAGTATTTCTTTTAGCATTTGCAGCATTTGCAGCTTTAGTAGCATTAGCAGCATTAGTAGATACAGCAATTAGTTCTTCTGCTTTTACTGATGCACGTTCAGCTTCTGCTATAGCTTCTGGTGTTAATGTATGACACCAGGTCATATTATTGATATTAGCGTTCATTTCTTGTTCTGTTTTATATCTGCGCGTTTTTCCATAATTAGTCATTTGTTTATCTTGACAAGACCATCCATATGGTTCAGAGACTGGCGATACTGGTTCAGGATCATTCATTACAGAACCTTTGTGAATCACACGTGGACCAAGATTAAACCCAAAAAGACCGCCTCGTTGATTTGTCTTTGTTTTTTTACTCTTGTTTACTCTTTTTCTTGTCTTCATTCCTATTTAATAGATATAAATTTAAACAAGAGTCGGATGGCCCGTAGCACGACACATAGGACACTCATTACTACGGGTCTTGAATGACTCTTCAATAGCAATTCTGGAAAATAGATGACCGCAAGGCATTACTGCTGTGTTGTTTTCAGAAACCTCCTCAGCTGTGATAGGACACATAGTCTTCTCGGCAATTGCAAGCTTCAATAGCTGTCTGGCCACGTGCGGATTGAGTCCTAGGTTATTTGGCTTGATCTTACGAATTATAGGTGTTGGTGTTGGTGCTTGTGTTGGTGTTGGTGTTGGTGTTTGTACTGTTAGTAGTCCAATTGCGAAATTCCGCTTTAACATATGCGGGAAATGCTCGGGTAATTTGTGTGTAATCTCTAATACAGGAATCTGTGGACCATCTCCAATTCGAATATTAAAATGCGCCGACCAGTTATTAATATTTTTCATCTTTGGTTCACCGCCTGGAACACTCAGAAAGTGCCCGCCGAAGTGCGTATATGTTCCAATCTTACCAGATGGAATTGCATTAATATTAAATACATTTGGCTGTGTAGGTAGAGGAGTAAGAGTGATGACACCACTATTGTTTGTAGCACTAACATAAGATAGACCGGAGTAAGGATCACTGCTGGACTTTCTAAGAGGATTATAGACAACAAAGAACTCAGGGAGTGACATTTGTACTACTATTCTAATGTAGGCCCAATAGTCAAGTTTATCGAAGTTCAGGGAGTTTGGGTGAATTAGGAATAGGTATAGAAGCACTAGAAGATAGAAGACGGAGCTGTTCAATCAGTTTGGCGGGCAAAGGTGTCTCAAGATTCTTCTCAATATAGTCTATTTCTGCATGGACAGTCTTGAAAAAATTAGCTAAAACAGGATCTTTAACTTCTTTGACTTCTTTGACTTCTACTACAATATTATTTTCATCTTCATTAACCTTTGTAACCTTTGTATCCTCTATGACCTCAAGAGTTTCAAGAGTTTTAAGAGATTCAAGATTCTTAAGAGTATTTTTATTCATATTTTCCAAGTCTGTCAGTCTTCGTTCAAGTTCCTCGACACGGTGTTCTAACATAACCGGCTCTTGATAAATAATATCCTTAAACGAGGCCTCGGCTTTGAATAAGTCAGATAGATTTGTCTTATCCTCCTGAACTGTATTACAAGATACTGGTACTGGAAGTGTAACACTCGTAGTTCTGCACAACCAAAGCCAAGACATTATACTAGTATTATGCATATGTCTTTAAACCATAAAATTTGACACCGTTAACCCATACCAAAAAAAACCAATGGCTAATCAAATTGCAATCCGACGTATCAAGAAAGATGCAAGCCGTGTTATGGAAATGTCTGACCTGGGACTATTCTGGCTACCAGACGAGGAAAATATTATGCACGGCCATGCTGTAATTCTAGGGTGTGAGGGGTCACCCTATTATGGCGGAGCATTCTGTTTCGATGTGACCTTTCCACCTAATTATCCGTTTGCACCTCCCGTATTCAACTATCTCACTAATGATGGTCATACACGATTCAATCCCAATCTCTATAAGAACGGTAAAGTATGTCTATCTCTTCTGAATACATGGGCGGGTGAGCCCTGGTCCGGCGTACAGAGTCTGGCCTCTGTTCTTCAGAGTATCCAATCTGCCGTTCTCAACGAGGATCCTCTGCGCAATGAACCAGCATATTCGTCTGTATCCATGCATGTCGATATTCCTATATATAATAGGATTGTTCAACATGCTACTCTAGAGACTGCAATCATAGGTTACTTAAAGAATCCTCCACCATATCTTGTTCCCTTTTATGATGCATTCCGAGCCAATGTTCTATCTGCCAAGACCAAGATTCTAGAGCGAGTAACCGCTCTTGAATCATATGATAATACTACAGAACACATTGACTTTTATCATATGACTCAGAAATACAAGTTCAAAAAACTTGCTGCGACTCTTGCTGAAATAAACTAAGAATGAATACACGCCCTAAGACCATACTGGACCATACATTTTTTGATTACAAGATTGCAACAATGACATGGTTTTGAGGGCATAAATCCAGATGATGTTAGACGCACAACGACAAGTATTGCACCTCTGAGATCCTGGAGACCGACTGATTTAATAGCATTAATCTCGGCATGAACAGACCCATGTTGACTAACACGATTAGAGCCCGTAGCCAAGACTTTTCGACCCTTACATATTAGTGCAATATGATACGAATGTTTCCGTTGACAGTGACTCATAGATTTATGGCGTTCATTCGGATCTATATGTCGAGAAACCCATGATGGGATCATTGTAGACCAAGGGATAGCCCGCTATACATTTCACCTTTGTTAAACTTGAATAGTATAGCATAATATTAGAGCTATCTAATATGTCATTAATACATCCAGATGCAATGACTAATCCATCGTTTGCAATAGATGTGCAAACAAAATATGAACTGGATCCTTTTCAAAAACATGCTGTTCTAGGTATTCATGCAGGTGCCCATGTATTTGTAACGGCCAAGACCGGTTCTGGCAAAACCTTTGTCGGCGAATATTTGATACGCAAGTTAATAAAAGAAGGAGGTCGTGTCTTTTATACCACTCCTATCAAGTCTCTTAGTAATCAAAAATATCATGACTTGAAAAAATTATTTCCAGATGCAACAGTTGGCATTCTTACTGGTGATATCAAGATGTGTCCTGATGCACAGATTATAGTGTTAACCGCTGAGATTCTCAGAAATCTTTTATTCAAAAAAGGAACTGTCACAGAAAAAGTGGGTCTGACATCTGCAATCTCACTAGATGGTGTAACCGGTATTGTCATGGACGAGGCCCATTATATCCAGGATCCTGATCGCGGTCATGTATGGGAGGAGACACTGATTCTATGTGCTCCTTTGCCTATACAACTAGTTCTGTTATCGGCAACAATGCCATCGGCTACTTCTCTGGGATCCTGGCTGGCCAAGCTTCATAATCGTGATGTCTGGCTCATTGAAACAACATTTCGTGTAGTACCTCTAGTTCATGCTATTCTTGACCGTGATCTAACAGTCAGACCATTGTTAGATGCCAAAGGATATTGGACGGGTACCTATGCAGATTGGCTCAAGTGTCAAAAAGACAAAGAAAATGCTATTATCGAACACAAGAAAGCAGTTGATGCAAGAAGAGCCGGTGGATATATTGATCCACCAACCAAGGGCGTAAAAGCCGAGTCATCTACAGCACGTCTATTACGTACAGTGAGCTGGCTAGAAGAAACTAAACAACTTCCCGCATTGTTTTTCCTCTTTAGCCGAAAAGGATGCGAGCGCTTTGCCAAACTAATGACGGGTTCTTATCTTGATTCATCGGACTCATCCGCTGCAAACACAATAATTAATTTCCATCTATCAAGACATCGTGCTATTCTAGAAAAATCTCCACAGTTTCATACTATTCGTGATTTTCTAGTCCGCGGTATTGCATTTCATCACTCGGGACTTCAGCCACTTCTAAAAGAAATTGTTGAAATCCTGTTTGTTCGTGGATATGTCAAACTCCTCTTTGCTACGGAAACCTTTTCCGTTGGTCTCAATATGCCAACCAAGACGGTTGTTTTCTTAGAACTCGAGAAAATGAGCGAGAATGGACTTCGACTCTTGAGACCTGATGAATATATCCAAATGGCGGGCCGAGCTGGCCGTCGTGGTCTAGATACCCAAGGTCTTGTTCTCTATGAGCCAATGCGTGAACCGGTTGAACTCAGTGAACTCAAAGGACTTCTTACTGGTGCACTTAAACCCTTGACATCTCAGATGCGATTCCATTATGATTTTATCTTGAAAACTAAGACAGACTTGGCATCTCAAAGTTACTGGGCACAGCAACAACAAGATATTATGCAGGGTATAGAAAAAGATCTGGTCCGTCTAACATCTCTAATAGCTCACGCGGAGTCAAAGTTATCGGCAGAAGAAATCGAGGCAATAGTGACCATTACATCATTAAAGGCCAAGATAGCTGATTCTGTTAATGCTAAACGGAAAAAGGCAGAGGCCGATCTTCGTAAGTGGACAGCAGAAACACCGGCTCGTCTAGTCTCAGCAGAAAATATTAAAATCTACGATGAAATCTGTTCTTTGAAACGGGAACATCATGCTCTTAGTGCATCCTTGACACGTCCGCTATTAAATCTGGAGCCACTCAAAGCCTGTTTGAATGAATGGGAACCGGGTCTTTCAGCTACCGAGTTTAATGAGGGCCACCTGATTCTGGGTCCGATGCTTGCTAAATCAAGAAGGCTGGATGCACTGACACCCGAAGAGGGCGTCTGTGTTCTCGCAGCATTCATGCATGAAGGTGCAGAGTCATCGGAACTTGTTCTGGAGGATTCCAAGTTATCCAAGGAGGCTCTGGACACTCTGTATTGGCTGGGTGATACAAGACGAGAATGTCTGAAATGTGAGGACCATTATGGAGTCCAATCACCGCAAGATTTCTGGGCTCTATCGACCTTGTGGCCCTGTGTAGCATCTCGTTGGCTAGCCGGTTATGGTCTAACAGAGATTGCTATGGAATTTGGTATCTTCGAGGGTAATGTCCAGCGAGGTCTGCTCCGTCTCTCAAATATTCTGGATGAATGGCGAGCTGTAGCAGAATTGAATTGTGATCTGGCTACTCTGGAACGATTTAGCCAGGTCCGAATTCTGCGAGATGAACTTATTACAGATTCGTTGTATTTGCGTCTATAAAAATATGATTAAATTAGAGTGATGGACACAATAACAGGTCTGTTAATCCTAATTGGTCTGGGATGTCTAATCATGGGATTTGTCTTATTAAGTCAAGACATAGACACAGTTGAAGACAAAGTCAAAGAAACAGTCAAAGACAAAGACAATAATAGAGATTACATAAAACCCGTAACACGACCATCAGACCGTATATGGATGCAAGAGACACGGGAACAATCAGAACAAGTTCGGCCATATCCCGTTTTTTAGGAAAAGTAGCGCACTAGCAATAATACTAGTATAAGATGTATAGAAACACCATATTGATGCCTTTGAATCTGTCAAAGGACCATATAAAAATCCGAGTGCAGGTATTGCTATAAGTGCTAAAAGAACTGATAATTTCCAATTCCAAAATAAAAAGAGTGGTAACACAATAACACAGGCCCACATAAAATATAATACACCATCATAAATAGTATTCTTAGTTGATGTACTCCAATTCAAATGGCCCTGGGGTGTTACTGTAGTACATATTTTTTCAGGATTATAGAAATGATAATATCCAACTATCATAAAAATACTTATGGTAAATATGTAAAAGAATTGTTTACGGGCAAGGCTGGACTTGTTCCATGGTATAACAAAAAGAGAACCAAATAATGCACCCAGAGGCTGTGATATTAAAACAAGAGGTATCAAAGACATAGTAATTATCTTATTTGCCTCTGTACACTCTTTTTTGGGATTAGTCAGCCATAATAATAATTCAGCAAATTGCATTCCACACCAGCCAATCAATGTAATACCTATCCATTGAAAATATGGTAGACCCGATGAAAGTAAATAGACTATTGCCAAAAATGAAATGACAGTAGTCTTTATACTAGATTCTACACTATAACACATCCTACGTCTATCTTATATAAAAATATCAGAGACCAGAGTAATGGCCGGTCTGCATAACTTACCCAAACATGTGAAATACAAAGATACCTACAAACCATTTGATTTTTATTGGGGTCTAGGTGTAGAACACGAAACATATCTGCAAAGTTCTGCAAAGAATGTCTATAATTCTTTTACGGGACGTATGAAACCCGAACGCTACAGTGTATCTTACTACAAGGCATATAAACAAGATTTTCTGTATGAATCACTGAAACAAGTCTGTCCTGTAGTAGTTCCAGTTTTATTAAATGCCTATGCTATGACTAATACGGATGTCTTTGGTGAACACGCTACTCTGTATCAACGAGGATCGCCTCCTAATCCCAAATATAATGGAAAACCTCTGTTTGACTGGATTTGTGAACATTCGACCTGGATTACATCAAATTACGATCGGTCCTTTGTTTTTGACGGAGATACGCTAGAATTTATTACACAGGATTTTTACAAGACCACAGTGAACCGTGTCATGAATGAATTGATTAACTTGGAGGCCCGTTTTGTAGCTGAAATACAGTCTATGCCTCTGAGAGGCATTTTCCAAGAACTGGGACCATTTACAATAGTTCAACGTAATGAACCCTGGGCCTCGTATACAACAAATACCGGTAATATTTCCATGTTTAATAATGGTACTCTTCATATTAATGTGACGTTACCGACTCGACTGAACTTATTTTGCAAACCAATGTGGCAAACAGATTTTGTAGAAAAACATAGACGTCTAGCTCGATTAATTCAATGGATTGAACCACTGTGGGTCTGTCTCTATGGCTCACCGGATCCATTTACCGAGTTCAGTAAATTACGGGATCAGTATGCAGGGGGCTCTCAGAGACTTGCCGTTTCCCGTTATATTGGTCTTGGAACCTTCGATACTACTGTAATGCCGACGGGTAAAATTCTACAGATTCCAAAGGGAGATCTTCCGTGGTATACAAATCTGCATGACAAAACAGAATACGAACCGCTGGAAGTCATAGGTTTAGACCTGAATTTCAATAAACACTGGGCTCATGGCCTCGAAATCCGAATTTTTGATCAGATACCACTTGTTCAACTGGAAGATGTATTAAAACAGGTGGTCTTAATAATGGATGCATCTCTAGCAGTAGACTCAGTGTTAGACCCAAGAGACTCAAATGAATGGCGACTTTCGGCAACAGAAGCTCTTTATCGCGGTTCAGCAATGTCCTTTACTGCCGAAATGGTGAATCAGATGTTTAGAGCGTTTGGTTTAATACTAGAATTAAAGGGACCGGTAGAGCCAAAAGAATTAATGGACATATTAATGGAATCATTGATGGACAAAAAAGGATTCTGTTGGAGTCATATGGTTGAAGGAAAGAAAACATGTTGTCTTTGGTAGAATTATTTAGAAGTTAACACACGGTCTTTCCAACATCTCTTTGTCGGATCACAATAAATAGAGATTCTATCTTTTATTACCTTTTGACCAACACCATCGGACTCAACAAAGGCTGGTCTCTGGTGTCTGGCCCGAATAATGCGACGCCATTCCGGAACCCATAGACGAACATCAGAAATCCATATAACATCAATCTGATGTACTTTACCCGGAGTCACATGAGTCAGAAATGTTAGATCCCGTGTCCATTGACGATTGGCCTTTAACCGATGATTCAAGTGTTTTTCCAGAGTCTCGTCTACAGATGGTACAGTAGTTCCGGCAAGAATTGATTTTAGGATACGCTGATTTACTAAATCCGCATATCGTCGAATAGGAGAAGAAGCATGACAATATGCATCTAGGCCAAGAGATGCATGACTTGTATCCTCTTCAATTCCGGGTACTATACATACGTAGCGCGCGGCCTCGTTTGCTAAGAATGTGAGAGATGGATCTATGTCGGCCAGTGAACCTACTTCTGATGCATCGGCCCAGCTTTGAGCTCGCAGAATACCGGTGTTATTCTCTTTGAGAATCTTAGCTACGGATCTATTATAACGAATCATCATATATTCAATCATGTCATGACTATTAGGAAGCATATCATATGTGAAACTGTTTTCAACAATGATCCAACTAGGAACAAAGCGTTCTTTTCCATCTCTGTCAATAATGAGTGTAATACCTCTACGCTTCTTACCTGGAACTAGACTGGCCTTTTCTTCACTAATGGTTGTAGGTAACATAGGAAGAACTACATGGCCATCTAAATCATAGAATGTGGAACCAATGTCGCGGGCAGACTTATCAAGATCCGACTCGGGTCTAACATATGTTGTCACGTCGGCAATAGTAATAGCAGTTTGTTCTGTCTGTTTATTGTATGCTATTGCATCATCAATATCCTTGCATCCTGGAGGATCAATGTGATATGTGAACCAGCCAGTTTCGGCACATAGAGTGATTCGATTATTGTCAATACTCGTATCTTCGTACTCAAGTTCTACTATGTGTTTGAGTTTGGGATTCTGACTATGGTGAAGAAGAAGAGCCTTTTTTTCAGCCTCGAAATCACCTACGGGCCCTATGAGACGTATAAGATTTGCACGAGAACGGGCTCCTACGGTCTGTATTTCTGGTTCTGGATCTGAACTGACCCAATCAACAAGAGCAATCTGATTCCGACTCAGTTCACGAGTGTTAGATCCCACGACTAATTCAGGAACATTTGTATCATACGGTTTGAACAAATAAATGGGTGTTCCGTGACTCGTAATACCATACCGAAACTTGGATGTTAACTCCAAAACTCCTACAAGGGGCATTGTGTATCTATGTTGGACAAACGCTAGTCAAATTTGTAAAAATTTGACATCACAATTTTATTTCTTAGATATATTAATGCCTACTCGCAATTTACACGGTGGTAAATCATTTAAAAAGAGTAAAAAAGGCAGTTCTGAGATTGTTGAGAAGTTTGTACCCAAAGAAGAAGGACAGGAATATGCCCGTATTATTAAAATTCTGGGTGATAGACGGGCAACCTGTTTCTGCAATGATGGAAAAGAACGAATTGGAAAATTCAGAGGTGCAATATGCAGAGGACCTAAGAAACAGATTGTTCGCAGCGGTGACATTGTATTAATGAGTCTGCGGGACTTTGTAGAGGATGATGTATGTGATATTCTATTAAAGTATGAAAGACAGGATTGGTCGGAAATTCGTACAGAAAGGGGTATTCATAAGTGTCTATTTGGAGAGGAAGAAGATACATACTTTGAAGATGAAGAGAAAGTTTATGATGATGAAAGTGAAAATGAAGTCAATATGGATGATTTGTAATGCGTACCGCTATATTATACTAAACCGGCCCATAAATTAGATGGCGTCCAGTTCACAATATACGTCATTTGATGAAAGTCCTACACTTGGACCAATGACAGTAGCTCTTCATAATATTAGTACACGAAATCTACATGAAATAAGTACAGCTCACCCAGATGAAAAACAGTTTCTCCGGACTTGGAGAAGACAACTTACCGATTGTATGCAATTGCATTCTGCGGAACTAGTAAAATTTTTGCTATCATCAAATAATCTTACCGATGCACCGTTAATTAAACGGTGCAATGATATTTTGGCCAAGTATTCTAAACCTACTTGGAATTTTGCATCTTCTATTCGTGACTTGTCGATGAATATCTGCATGGATGAGACTTTAGAAGGTATAGAGGTCGAGCTGGGTCTAACATCGACTGAGTTATGTAAGAAAATGAAGACTGCAATACGAATGTATACAGATACGGTTACTGCACTCTGTTTGGCTGAAAGTCGGCTGGAGGAGAAATTGAAACGGATAGAAACGGTAATGGCTCGTATGAATGAACTTATGTTCTTGGAACCGACTTCCTCGTTAGAAATTTTGGAACAACCGGTTATGACATATCTGAGCTCGATTCTAGATAAGATTTCACTAGAAGAGGATTATGGTGAAATAATGACTCAGTACAAAAAATTTGTTGCACTTCGTTCGATTGTCTTACTAGGTAATTTTCAAAAATCGGCTGTTCCAACATGTACTATCTGTATGACTCGTGATGTAGGTTCTACAGTGACACCATGTGGGCATACATATTGTGAAGAATGTTGCAAAGCACAGGTTACGGCCTGTTTTATTTGCAGAGTACAGATTCGCGACAGAGTTCGTTTGTTTTTTTCTTAAATACTGAATAGATGGTGTCTCGAAAAACAAAAAAAACAAAGTCAAGATCAAAAACAAAGAAACAACGTGGTGGATTTTTAGGATTAGGTAAAATGAGGAAATGGGCTTTTTCAGAACTAACAAATGAACAAGTAATTACCTTATTGGATAAAGATTACCCTGATGTAAATTCTATAATAAATGAATTATATATAGATCTATTAACATTATATAATGAACGACTAGAACACAATGCAAGAAGTAAATTATGGTTACCTTATGATGGCCCATTGACTACTGACCAAGAAAAACTATTAGAAGATCAATTAGTGAAAGATAGGAAATTTATTGATAATTTTACAATGGATACAAAAGGTATTTTTCAAAAATTAGTAGCATTGAGAAATGAATTAAGAGGAATGTTCGGTTTTACTATGACAGATAAAGTAAATAGACTATTTTATGATCGTTTTGATTATGATTTAAGTGAACAAATGAAAGAAATACGAAGTTTTATACAAAGAAAGGTACGAAGTTAACTGGTTTAATAAATCGTGTCTCATATTCTGCTAACATCTGAGAACTCCAGCCGTATTCTACAGCTAGAGTTTTGAGATGACGTTTAGCTCTTTCCGTGAAGAGAACTGTCATAAATTTCCGGATCTGGGTTTCATGATAATCCATTGTATTGATTATTCCCCCTATGTATGGTGTCAACCTTTTATACCAAAGTCTAAAGTAGAAACATGGATACTGATTTAATGGACGAAGTCACTGTACAACAACTTCCGAATCTTATCAAAGAATGGATGCAGACCGAGGGTGAATTAAAAACATTATCGGCTGAGATCCGTGAGAAACGCAAACGTCTGGGTGCAGTTCGTGCAATGATCACAAAGATTATGAAACAGGGCCAGATTGGTCGTCTCAATATTTCTACTGGAGCAGTAGTGAATCGTGTAAAACAAACAAAGGCGTCTTTTACAAAGAAGTTTTTAATGGAGTCGCTCACAGATTTTTTCAAGGGAGACCAGAAAAAGGCAGAGGAATGTGCGGCATTCTTAGAACAACATAGACCGATTAAGAAGACGGAGGCATTGTCTTTAGAACCTAACTAAAACGTGTTTTAGTTAGCTACCTAAAATTTTGGAACATAATTTTATGAACCTATTTGATTTGTAATACTATAGTAGAAAATGTCTTTTTATTATTCATTCTTTCCTCCTCTGACGAATAAGGTTCGTGAATGTTTTGAGAATCAGGTTGCACCTTCTGTAGGATTCGCAGCCATACTAGCAATACTTGTTCTTGTAGTAATCCAAGTCTTTATTGTGCAATTTCTATGGAACCGCGTTCTAACTGAGGTTATTCCCGGTGTCAAACCCTTAAAGTCCTTTGTGTATACTCTGGGCCTCTTAATTCTATTGGCCATGTTATTTCCTTAAATCAATTTAATATATTAGAATCTTAAGATCAAAAGATCAAAAGATTCTAATATAAATGCTCGATAGCTAGGGGTTAGAGAGGCGTAGATGAAATTCCTTCATACTGTCTCAGATCAGTATCTTCAGGAGCCCAAAATCCTGGATCCCGTGCACCCGTCGGCTTATCCATAGAAGGCTGGTCGCCCAAACAAAATGACGTCATAGCAAGTCTGGTTGATGCCAGAACTTCTTCGAATGCTGCTAAATTATCAGGAGATGAGCATCGGGACCGTATTAGCTCTTTTCCGCGTTTCTCATACTTGTCCATAATCAGAGCAATATCACGAGGTCTTACCGCGTTCCGGAGACAACGTCCCACAAATGCTGTAGGAGGCTCCATATCATGAGATGTTCTGAATTGGAGATTTAGCGTTCTATATGTACCGGCTCCAGCCGTACTTACATCGGCCTCTATACAACAGAGTTTACTGAGAAGAAGACGGAGTTCAGCAGCACCTTCATCGGTCTCAGGAAGATGAGATATACTAGCCAAAATATGTTGGGCCCCAGAGCTCCGTGTAGTACATGCGGGAGCATTGGTATTTACTGCAATATTTGCAAATCCCTCAGTACCAGAATTCAGTAAGTTAGAGAATTTTTCTATCGGTCTATAATGAACTAACATTAGAGCCAAGGCTAATAATGTAACGACCAATATCCATATATTGTACATATCCTATATCATAGATTGAAAATCTATACCGAAGTCCAAGCAGTCAACATCTCCTGAAATATTCCTCTGGCCTTTTGAGCCGCTGCTACAATTACTTCTCTGGCTACTGCCTCTGTAACTCCAGTATCCTGACTAGCAGTGTCTAGAGCATGTTTACCAAGTACAATATGCATCTTCTTTTCAAGAGGATGTGGTACCTTGTACGCTGCATACGAAATAGGGCCTTCAGCACCATCTTTTAAATAAAGTTCATGAATCATGGCCTCTAACAATGAACCCAGAGTATGCTCCTGATCGGTGAAAATTACACGAATACCGCTCATGCGAGATTCCAACGGTTGAAAGACCACACCATCTAATGCCGACTCTGTAAACGGAGTGACTAAGTCAATAACGGCCTGGATACCATCAGTAACAATCTCTTTTACTGGTCGGATACCAACAGATTCAACTGTGAAACTGAAAGAATCCGGAATAAAACAGCGTTGAATAGCCATAGTCTTCCACTCGGCTTCGTAAGATGCAAGAACTGCCGGGTCTAGAGTAGTTGTATCTGTGACTTTCTTAAATGATGCAAGCCATTCATTAAAGAATTCGCGCTGCCTAGAAGGGTCGGGGTCCAGAGTATTCTGAAAAGAACACTGTGCTACCGGACTAAATCCCATAAAATCCCGCCCCCGCCCCTTAACAGGTGTGGCTACCAAGTCAATCTCATCAGGAGGAAGACTCTGATTCCAATAAGGTCGGAGTGTAGTAATTAAACAAGACTGTTTAGTGATTGGATCCCGAGGAAACATTACAGCAGTGACCTCTGGGCCTAGGACACCCACACCTTTTTCAGTAATTTTGAATTGATCTGCAGTGACATGTAGAGCCTCTGTGCCAGTGTTAGACACAGTAAGTGCAAACTCATACTTTGTGGGATCGAATTCACGGAGGTTACGGACACCGACCGGCAGAAGAGTCAGACGATGAGCGAGCATTTCGTTGAATATAGGACCAGTGTTCTTATGGATAGTAATACCCGGATTAACTGATGTTAGATCCGCAAAGAATCCAACAGACTGTGTTTCCATTAAAATGGATCTGCGCAGAGTATTGGCTACAGTTGTACTGCTCTTTAAGAGGAAGTGCCCCCTAATCTTGCTATCAGAGCCTGTAAGAAGATCTGGACCATCTTCGGAATAGTCATTGAACATCTACTTACTAAGTGTAATTTGAGCGGGCGGAGTCAACTTTTGGTTTATAAATCGTTCGTCTTCTGGCCATAATTCCATGCTATACAACAATGAGTAAACCTCACACATGTTATTATAGTGAAAAGTGTAAATTTTCTCAATCATTTCTGGAGGAGCTGTCTCATACACCGTATTCAAAGGATTTCCGATTTGTGTGTGTAGATACTAAGCCCGGTCAACCCAAACCTAGTCTACCATCTTATGTCAAAGCTGTTCCAACCTTAATGATCAAGGGAGAGTCCGAACCAAGAACGGATACAAATGTAATGAATTGGCTCTCCGAATATCGTCTGGGCCAAAGACAGAATGTGGTTCCCGGTGCTACTGATGCCAGTTTGGCAGGTGGACTAGGAGAGGTTGGTCCGTCGGCCTTTATTGATTCTGAATTATTCGGAGGCGGAGATGAAGGATATGCCTTTATCGGTGAAGATACTGCAGCATCTTCCGGGGCTACATCTCGTCTGAAGGGTAATATGGCTAGTCTGGATGACTTATCTTTGATGGCCGTATCAGACCTCAGAGCTGGTGCAAAGACCACTATTGTTAAAAAAACTCCCGAAACAAATCAAAGTTCTAAGTCCAAGGGTTTGGAGGATGCATTTACGGCATTTCAGGCAGCACGTGAAAAAGAATTTCAGGGTGCTCGTCGATAACGACCTAAACCAATCATTATCAAATAGTATTAGATGACCTCTGTTCTGGGAGTATTTTGTAACCAGCTTCTTGCATTTTTTGAGGATATGAGTGAGACTTATCCTGAGGAAAAAGATATTGCTATGGCATCATCTGCACTTAAATTATTGAAACAAGTAAATCCACGGCTCATTCATACAGTATTCATGAGTGCAGTAGACAAAGAATTGGTCGAAAATGTCTTAATGGAAAATGAAGTATATGTAATCGAAAAGGCAAAGGATATCTTGAATTCCAAGTATTCGGAAATCGCCTATGCATTTTGGATTTTTGACAAACATTGGGGCACTATGACAGAAACAAATAAGCGCCATGTATGGGACTATTTCAAGACTATTGTATTGTTGGCACAGAAGGTGGAATCAATGTAGGTCTCAGTTCACTTTCTACTGAACTTCCTAGCAATGCAAATAGTCTCAAAGGATAATTCTGTTCAGATAATTCTGTAATAGGTTGACCACGCAATGTAGATTCAAGATTAATTAAGTACTGAAGAGTAAATTCTTTGAACTCAGGTGTACGCATTTTTTCAGACATCATCATAGTAAATTGCTGTGCATTCGTGCATGCAGGAAACCATAATTGTAAGTGTCCTATAATATTAGGTATAGGTTCGTCATTTATTTTATTTCCGGTTTCAGCATCACCTCTAATTGATTGTAAATTAGGAAACGGTTTTAAAAATGAATCTGCCGGAGTATAAGATGAAAAATAGGGATCTCTCGTAATTTCATCAATAATTCTGTCTAAATTACCGCCCCGCTGTTTTATCTTGCGACTCTTGGCCCTATAAAATCGTTTTTGACGCATTGATCTGCGCATCCCCTAAGTATATACACAGACTTTGTCGCTACGTTTTAAACACAACGACAAATTCCATATCCTATAGAGATGACAACATTTGCAAAGACTCTGTTAGCATTCTGCGAGGACTTGAAACTGAGTCTTCCTGAACTTACATCGGCAATTGACAGAATAGCTACAACGTCTCCTTCTGATTTTCTAAAATCATGGCGACCTCATCTTAATACATTAAAGACCCGTGATATTCAGGCCTTGTTTCAGAAACGCGGGGGCTCTTTGATAGGTGGCGTGTCTTTGTCTAAGAAACTGTGGACCGAGCTATCCGAGAATACGCACACTGCAATATGGAAATATCTCCGGACTCTTGCTCTAGAGGCTTCTATCGAGATCGGAATCGATAAAATGACCTCCGATGATATGACAATCTTAATGGAAATTTTGGCCGATGAGCGGGGTGGTGATACTAAGACGATGTTCGAGGAATCGATGAAACATCTGAAACCTCTGTTAGACCGTCTAAAGGAGTTTATGCCTTCTTTAGCAACGGATTCATCCGGTACTTTGTTTCCCGAAATACCCGATCGTCTTCGTAATGGTTGTATTGCTAAGCTAGCAGAGGAGTTGACCAAACAATTTGATCCTGCTGAATTTGGTATTGATCCCGCACTCTTTTCAGGTGAGAATATCGAAGATATCCTGACCAAGTTGGCAAATATATTCCAACAAGATCCGACTAAGCTTATGGCGGGTGCAAAGACAATGGCTGAGAAGATTAAGCGCAAGATCATGGGTGGCTCATTGAATCGTGATCAATTAGTAGCAGAGGCCCAGGAATTTATGTCTCTGTTTAAAGAGCATCCTATGTTCAAAGAGAGTCTGGGTAAGTTTGAGTCCATGATGGGTGGAGGTCTGGGAGACTTATTTGGTTCCGGTGAAGAGCCCTCTGAGAGAAGAAGCACCGTTCAAGAGAGACTTCGCCGGAAACTGGCCGCGCGTAAAAGCGGGGCCCAAAGTAAGTGAGGATGACATGTCCAGAGTTCTGGTTAAATAATCCAAGAATCTTATTGACGGATTGGAAAGATTTTTTTCCATTTATGAAGGCTAATGAAAGCTGTACGGCTTTAGCACTCAATTCTTTTACGCGATTTGGTCTCTATCTATCTGTTATCTTAGCATTAATCAAACTTAATCCGGCCTGGCTCATATTAGGAATTGTTTTTGCTATATTAGCTACAGTATTCTGGTTTACTATGATAAATAATGACACGGTACGAGAAAATTTCTTAGATATTGAATCACCGATACAACCAGATGTTATTGGATCTTCTACGGAACCTACACCGGCAAATCCATTTATGAATGTTATGATGCAAGAATATACGGATAATCCACTCCGGCACCAGGCATCCGGAAAAGCATTGGCATTTGATTCATATTTCGAGACAACTTTTAATAGAAATCCGGGCGATGTCTTTAACAAGACTCAGAGCCAGCGTCAGTTTGTAACAATGCCATCTACAACAATTCCGAATGATCAAGAAGCATATATGAATTGGTTATATCGTATTCCAGGACAAACATGCAAGGAGGGAAATACGGATGTATGCATTTTTGATACGGGACCGGCACATTTTCCTTGGCGCGAAATCAAATAAAATTCCATTAGTAAAGTAAGTCAATGTCCTCCTTTAATATTCAACAATTTACGCGGGTACGTGATGATCCTTGCAACCAGAATTTCCAAAACAAGGAAACAGTGAGTCCCGGTGCATATCAGGTAAATAACATGTATCCTTCTTTGGCTACTGCTGAGCGGATTGCCTATGAACAGCCAATTGTACCCGAGCGGGATGGTTTTGGCTGGTCGGCAGCCTCTATTGATGTAGATTCATCTCTCCGTAATCATGGTCTACAGACTCTGTCTCCGCATTGCCCTGTACGTGGCCGTACTCAGGCTCGGCCCTTTGTAACGGTTCCTTATATGGGCCGTGGCAAGGGTGATACGAATGTGGAGTCCCGTCTATTCATGCCTGACTTTGTCCGTCAAACTAAAGATTGTGGTACCATTTCTGATGCTACATATGAGAATCAGTTTACTCCTATGATTCCTCATTTGGCCAAGAATATACAGGATTCCAGGCATCTAATTCAAGAAGACGCTGCACCAGGTTGGATTAATGGAGGTATTCCGAGTCGTCAGTGGGTCCGTGATCTGAATTGTTAAACAAAGACAAATAAACTTATGTTAGAACCTATAAGATTCTAACATAACTGTAGAGTAAATGTTCAGTCTAGCTACCCCTCCTGTAGGAGTAAAACCTATGTCTCTTCCACAGAATCCTGATATAATTGCCGGTGGCTATACGCAGATACCGCAAAAATTCTACCATCCCAATGCGGGTCGTAATGCACTTGGTCTGGTAGGTGGCAATGACGTAACTCTTGTAGCAGGTAATATGGTAGATCTTGAGTCTGAGCTCCGAGGAATAACCCGTGATTTGTCAAAGGCTCCGGCAAAGAATTATAAACCTTCTTGTCTCTTGGGTGAGAAAGAGCCGGATCAAGGAATGTCCTCGACCAAGCTAGCTTCTATCAAGAGTTCGTGTCCCTCCTGGCCCACCCCGATGCATTTTATAGAACGATCTACGGGAAAGGCAATTAGAATTGACACTCAGCCTCAACATCTTCCTACGGTTCAGATGTTCACATATCCTGGTGTTCCTATGCCCGATAAACTTGTAGTAGACCAGTACAACGCCTATAGATTCTAACATCTAAGTGTAGAGATGGACCGTTCCATGACAAGATATCGCCATGATATCAACAAGATGATAGAAAATAATGAAATCTCTACGGGTCCCGGTCGGTGGACTCTTGGAGTACCGAATGCATATGGGAATGCAATCTATCCAACGGAACCAACTGTTAGACTGCAAAAATGGGGCGCGGCGCACGATATGTCTACAACAAAGACTGATGTAGAAAGTGACTTATGGAATCTTGCTAGACCTACTACAAAAGTTGTATGTGGACAATATACTCCTGACCAGGGTCAGCGTACTTTGACTCCTATGACCGAAGGTTCCTTTCCCGAGACCCATGCCCGACTCGTAGATCCGCCTTGTACAAACAGAGCAATAGGGGTGAATCGGTGGGACTGGCTTCATCAAAATCCACAGGAGAATGTAGCTATTCCCTTTGAATGGGGCCTCGATACCCGTCATGCAAACAAGGATTCTGAACGTCCTGAGATATTTACGTTTTTGAATAAGAGTCCTATTCCATATCCATCAGGAGTACCAGTTCCACATTTTCCAAGAGCAGGTGATTCGCGCGATTTTAATAATACTATTCCGGGCTCATCTCAGCGCCTGGATGTAGTTCCTCCGTACAAGGAAAAACCAAGAGGATATCCTGAACAAGGTAGTAATCCTGTAGCACCGCCTTTTGAGCCGTCGACAACGGAAAAAGAACGGGCTATTACGGGACAAATTACAACCCCTGAATGGTTTTCTTAGGAGGGTCAAGGACAGCATGTCTCCACAATTTTGACTGTTTAGAGTAATGGAGGTCTTGGCCGTTCTTGGGCTAATTGGAGTAGGATATTTTATTTCAAATGCACAGCCTAAAGAAGAACCATACGAAGATTTCGACTCATTAGACACGAATCAATATGGTGGACTTCCACCTCCTATTTATCCCGAAGACAAGACGGCACCAGGTGCATTAACACAGCCCGGTAAACCTCGCCAACCTCTTCCTACTGCCAGTGGTGAACTTGATCAGTTTTACAGTATTTCCAAGTCACAGGCACAAGAGCCTCCGTTATTCCAGAGTCCTGTAAAGCAGGTCCGTATGAACACGGATAATTCAGAGGTCATGCCCACGTATACTAATAAGACTGTGATTTCTGCACTTACAGGTCTACCAATGGCTCCTGGTGAATTTACGCATAATAACATGGTTCCGTTTTTTCGCGGAGAAGTAAAACAGAATCTATCGGAAAAGGGTAAGCTAGATGATCTTATAGGAGCCGGTTCAACACTTATTTCAAAAAGAGAACAGGCACCTCTGTTTGATCCGCATCGTGAACCTACCGGCAATGTCTATGGTATGGAAAATACAACGGATTTTATGCAGGATCGTATGGTAGCTCCGACATCTCGTGCATTTGAGAAACCGGCAGAACCGGTTCGTGTAGGCCCGGGTCTCGATAACGGATACACGCCTTTTGCTAGTGGTGGATTCCAGCAATTTGAGATGAATGAGATTCTGAAACAGCGAAAATCGGTTGATGAGCTAAGAACAGCATCTAATCCAAAAGTGAGTTACGAAGTTCCGGTCATTCCTGGCAGTCGTTTTATTACGGAACGGGCTGATCTGGGTGAGACTCGCAAGTATCGCCCAGATACATTTTATCTGAATAATAATGGTGAGCGAAATTTTACAACGGTAAGCGAGAATAGTAAGCCGACGGAACGCGCAGCCCAGGTTATTAAACACCAGGCTCGTGAAGATACTTCGACCGTCAATATTGGTCCGGCAGCAGCTGCTGATTTTACTGCTACGTATAATATTCCTTCTGTACGTGCACCAATGGTACACCAGCAAGATGGCTATGGCTATCGCAATGCTGATGGATCAACGTATGGTACAAAAAATACAGATGCTGAGAACAATGATTATGGACGTGCCGGTGTACATTTCTATACTAACCAGCGCAATGTGACCTCTGAGCGTGGCCAGGGTCTGAATCTGAAACCGGCGGGTGTCCCAGGAGCTCTAACAGTGTATGATCCCTCAGATATTGCAAGAACTACTATCCGTGAGACTACGGCCATGAATGATTATTCGGGTATTGCGGGACCTTCTGGTGCAGCCCAGAAATTGACGGTGTATGATCCAATGGATATTACCCGTGTGACAATTCGTAATACAAATTCTGAGCCGGATCGTGCCATGAATGTATCCAGAGCCGGCATGCCTGGACAGCCAGTGTTACCATTTGTGGATGGTATGAAGTTAACGGCAAAGGGCGAGCTCGCATCGAATTCGTATACTGGACCTGGTGGTCGCGGTGCTGTTTCTTTTGAGCAGAGTTATAATGCTGCGTATGATATGAGAACGAATCCGAATAAAGAGGTAGTGGCCCAGGGCAGAAAACCCTTGGCCGGTAATGGTAATCTGCCACTATTTAACGGAGAGGACTACATTAATATGACGTATAGAAAACCGACTATGGATTCTCTCAATGACAGAGGAAATGCTACTAATCGTGTCATAGGTCCTACTCTGGGTACAGAGGCACTGGGTCTCCAGCGACCCAAGAATGTGTTGACTCTGGATATATCAAAGGATAGAAATATTCGTGAGATTATTGATAGTTTAGATGATAATCCGTATGCCGTTAATATTCAAGGAGCTGCACATTGCGGTGCTCTTGTTCGTTAATCTACAGATCTAGTATGAAATATAATATACCCAAATGGTATTTGGATATATTATTAATAGAATAGATGGAAGGCGTAGCTGTGTTTGATACTATGGTAAAAGGAACAGTTGTTTTTACAGAGAGTTCTACAAGTACTATAGTAAAGGCTATGTTTACTCAATTACCTTCTGGACATCACGGATTTCATATTCACACAAACGGAGATCTACGTGAAGAGGGATGCATGGGAGCCTGTGCTCATTTTCACAAAGGTCCTCCATGCAATCATGGTGGGCCTCCTGGTTCAAAAGGAGAAAGACATACGGGCGACTTAGGTAATGTAAGTCAAACCAATTTTCTATATAGATATGTACTCAAGAATGTTTCAGTAAAAGAACTTCTAGGACGTACTGTCATTGTCCATGCAGATCCTGATGATCTGGGCCTAGGAGGCCATGATGATTCTTTAGTAACCGGTCATGCTGGAAAACGGATAGCCTGTTCAATCATTGGCAGAGGAAGCTGTAAAAGAAAAACACGAAAAGTATAGTCTAAAGGCCCAATCTTCAAAGAAGATTAGACAAAATGGACACAGAAGCCGATCCATTTTATCCAAGAGCATTTGAGGACATAGCCGGCAAGTCTGAATGGGAACCTCTACGTACAATGATGCAATCATCCGAACCTCCACATCTCATTGTTGCCGGTCCACCAGGTATAGGTAAAAGTATGGTTACTCGATTCTGTCTTGGTCAATACATAGCACTCTGGCTTCGATGTTCACAAGACATGTCATTAAAAGCCGATACCCGTGAACGAATTAAGAGTGTGGCTAAACGCAGAATCCAAGAGGGTCAGATTCATTGGATTGTGTTAGAACATGCAGACTTATTACAATCTGATGCACAGGCATTTTTGCGAAGAGTCATTGAGACTAGTACGGGTGCATCTCGGTTTGTATTGGAAGTACGGAGTCTAGCTGGAATTACCGAACCACTCTTATCTCGTACAACTCTATTCAATGCACCGGTACTTCAACCGTATGAAATTAGAACAGAGGTGATGAGAAGAGTTCCAAGTATATCATTACAGTTGGCAAATAATCTGGCATCTCAAGCGGATGGAAGTATATGTTGGGCTGTTCTACAGGGTTTGGGTGGCGGAGAAGGATTTATTGATCCGACCATTAATATATCTAGAGGAGCCGAGACAAAGTGGGCACACATCCTCCGTGTTATGGAAGAAATTCAGGCAACGGGAACAAATCCAAAGGCATTACTTGGATCTATAGGATGGGATAGACCAGGCGGAGTATGTCCATGGGCCCATATTGCCCACTCGTTTACGAAGTAAAAGAAATCTAAGAATACACAACAGTAATGGAAAACGTAGCTACCTATTCGGAGGCTCGCTCAGAGTATACGAAACAACTGGCTACCTTAATTGTCCCGGCTCTTTTTGCATGGTTTCAGAATCTCTGGTCAAGAAATGCAGGTGATAAACAACGGTGTCTGTCTCTTTTCCAGAGTGAGTGCGAGGAAGTTGGTCGCTGGAATCAGGATCGTATTACTGACGAGGTCCGTGCTCTTATTGAGCGATCCGGCTGTGATTACATGGAGGAGCTCATGACAGCAGTTTTTATAGCACACACCAAAGTTCTGACAGCTATCCGTCTATCAACCAAACAGAAGAAGTTATCAATTACGGTTCCTAAACTGGACCATTTTCTTCATCGTGTTTTCAAGGAGTCTGCCCGGTGTTTGTGGAAGACCCCTTTTCTATTTATGGATGGAGGTGCATCAAATGTTGTAGAGCGTCAGAAAAATATGTTACAGGCCGAGCAACTTCTAACAGAGGCCATTACTACGGCGGTACGTGGACTCTTACCTGTAAAACAGATTTTGAAAGACTATATGGAAGATGATGAAGAGCCTTTAAGTGTTTCTGAAGTGGAACCTGTTACACCTGTTCCACCTGTTCAAGATGAAAAGGAGCTAGAAAGTAAACGTGTAAAGGCCGAAACAGTTAATGAAGTCCCTGAAGTTTTTTCAATTGATACTGAGCATAGTGTTCAGTTTGCTACTCATGATGCAGTCTTTGATGAGACGCATGAACCTGTAATGCGCCCGGTATCTTCGGACGATGATATTTCTGATGGGTTAATCATTGATGAGAGTTCGGCTTCTGCTGTCCTAGAAGATGAGGTAGAGGATCTAGAAGCCCCTAAGGTAGAAACTGGAAAGGTAGAAAAGGTTGAAAATGAAAACAATGAAAAA